TGTTGAAATGGTCAAGGTGCATGGGATACAGATTGCATGGATAGGTTATGACAGCTGGTCTTCAACGTATTGGCGTGAGGAGTGCGAGAGTTATGGATTCAACATGGTGCGTGTCATTCAAGGTGCAAAGACATTGTCATTGCCAATGCAACATTTGGGTGCTGATTTGGAAGCTAAAAAAATAAACTATAACAACAACCCGATTTTGAAATGGTGCATGACAAATGTGAAATGTGTTGAAGACCGCAACGGCAATATTGTCCCAACAAAGGCAAACGGGGCAAAACAACGCATTGACGGTTTTGCGTCATTGCTGGACGCATATGTTGTTTTACACGAAAGATATAATGAATACATAAATGCATTATAGAAAGGTGGAATGTTTACATGTCAACAAAATTGAAAGATAAAAAAATAAAGATATACATGTATATCGAGACAACGGACGAAGACGGTTTCGACCTAAAGGCTTATATGCCAATTCACCCACAGGATAACGTCTGGGCATATTTTAAACAGCTTTCGGCAAGTTTGTTTTATGCAAGCAATACAACAGCAATAAAGGAAGAGTGTCTATTTAGAATCAACTATACAGACGCAATCTTATCAAATTACGCTAATGACTATTATGTATATTACGACGGGATTTTATACCAAGTAACCAGAGTTGACCCGTACGAAGGATATAAAAGGGATTTGGTGCTATATTGCAGACTTACGACGGATAAAATAAACACTATGATTCCTTATGACCCTAGTAAGTTACCAATAAATCCAGATTATACTGAAATTAAATATTTACTCAGATAACCATGAAAAAATGGAAAATGTACTACCATACAACCTAGATTAATTGTAATACCACGCAGAACGCACAGAAATGCCCTTATTTGGCGTTTTTGTGTTCAAATGATAATTTATATTAACCACCCTTAAAAAGTGCCGTAGAACGCATTTATGAAGGGTGTTTTTTTATTGTGTTTAATTTATTAGCGTAAACATGTAAACAAAAAAGAAAAAAAGCAACATTTTCAGAAACCTATTGCAATTTATTTTGTTATTGTCTATAATATGGACATGCAAGAACATACAAGCAAACATGCAATGAAGAAATAAAAAAAGAAAGGTGGAATGTTTACATGAAAGCAATCAAAGGTGCAAAAACTATTGAGGAATACTACCACAAAAAGATTGAAGCATGGATTGAAGAAAACTTCATGCCCGAAAACAACATTGTGATTGTGCAAGATAGTCCAGCACACCCGAATGAATTCACGTTGGAAGACGAAACAGGAAAATTGTTCTTGAAGGTATGCAAGGACGGACACATTGAAGAAAGAAGGTGAAAGAAATGGAAACAACAAAGGAAACTCAAAAATTAATTAGAGAATATGAAACATATCAAAAGGATTATGATAAAGCCATAGACACAGTTGACAAAACAGAGGAACTAATTGCTTATATGTCGCTTGATATGGCACTAGGTCGTTTAAATGAAGATGAATCAATAGAAGATGTTGAAGAACTTCACAATTTTGCTGAACAGTGGGCAAATGATAGAAAAGAGAAACTAGAAAGAATAGAAAATAAATATAAAGATTTAACGGGTAAAGATATTAAAGAGAATTTATGTTCTTAAGGACATGAAAGGCTAGGAAAGGAAAAAAAGAACATGGCAAAAATTATTGCAATAGTGAATCAAAAAGGCGGTGTTGGAAAAACCACAAGCACAATCAACATTGGTGTTGGACTAGCACGAAACAGGAAGCGTGTTTTGTTGGTTGATTTTGACCCGCAAGGAAGTATGACCATTTCACTTGGAATTGACGCAAAATCATTGAAATACACAATGTTTGATGTAATGACGGGTGAATGTGAAGCAAAAGAAGCAATCAACAAACTTTCAAATTGTGATTTGATAGCAACAGACCAAAGATTGACCATTGCGGAAAAGAATATCAGTGACCAAACGGGGCGTGAATATGTTTTGAAAGAAGCATTGCAACCAATCATGAATGAATATGATTATATTTTGATAGACAATACACCGTCACTTGGATTGCTGACAATCAACGCATTGACCGCATGCAATGAAGTTTATATCCCAACACAAGCGGAATACCTTGCAATGTCGGGAATTGTAGAACTGAAAAAGACAATTGAAACGATAAAGAAATATACAAACAAAACAATTGCCGTTACAGGCGTTATTGTAACCATGTATGACAACCGCAAAAATTTACATAAAGACATTGTTGCAAAGCTGGAAGAAGCATTCCCGCAAAAAGTATTCAATACAAAGATACGAAACAATGTTGCTATTGCGGAAGCACCAATCAACGGTGTTGACATATTTGAATATGACCCAAAAAGCAACGGTGCAATTGATTACAACGGCATTGTGTCTGAAATTTTAGGAAGGGAGACAAAACAAAATGGCAAATAAAAAATACAACATGAATGGAAACAGCGTTGCGGATTCTTTAATATCCAGCAATGAAACACCAGCAAGCACGGAAACAAAGAAGCGTGGACGCAAGAAAACGGAAAAAGGAACAACAGCTGTTGTGTCATTCCGCATTGATAAAGAAATTGTTGAACAATTAAAGGGTTATGCATTCTATGAAAACATGACCTTGAAAGAAGCACTTGAAATGATTTTGACCGACTTTTTGAAAGACAAGGACATTGCGAAAAGAAAGGAAGATTGAACATGATTAAACTTGATAATGTGAAGATTTATGACATTGAAGAAGTTGCCAACATGTTCAAATGCTCAACAAAGACCGTGAAAAGGCGTGTTGATGATGGGACATTGAAAGGAAACCGCATTGGGTATGTTTGGTATTTCACAGAAAAGCAAATTGAAGAATACTTGGAAGGAAAGGGACAGAAATGTACGGTGAAGAAATATTGAGATACATAGCAAGCAAAACTGCAAACATTGAAGACTCAAACGAAAAAAGAAATATTCTAATTGAAACCATAGCAACCGCAATTGATAAAGGATACATTGACATTCCAAATGATGAAGATGATGAAGGATGTTTTTATGCGTCCGATATGACAGCAAAAAATGACGATATCATACAACAGGAACTTGACGAAATATTGCAAAGCAATGCAACGTTTCAAGAAATCAATAAACCAAAACAAATTGCAACAAATCGTGGAAAATACGGAACATTGATTGTGCCGTATGACAATGCAAACAAAACGGTGTTCAATAAAGATTTACCCTTTGACAAATGGCTTCCAGCATTGACAAGTGGCAAAGAATTCAACACGGACAGAAAAGCACGTGCCGTGAATATAATCAAAAGACAGATACAGGAAACAGCACAAAAAGAAAATATTCAATTGAATGGGTATGATTTTACCGTACTAATGGGAATAGGGAATGCGTTGCGAATGGGTCAAAAAGAATTGACACCAGTGCAATTGTATAGAATCATCATGCAAGCCCCGAACGCAAACCCAAAACCCGAACAATTGAAAGCACAAGACGAAAGCATACGAAAAATGGCAAAAGTCTTCATTGAACTTGATGTGAAAGAAGTTTTGCACATGTATCCCGAACTTGGAAAAATACAGACAAAAGGAAATCTTGTTGATGTTGCGGGCTGGTATGGACGCAATGCCAATGGAACATTTTCTGACTATTATGAATTTAGGGGAACGCCAATATTATTGAATTATGCATTTACTATTGGACAGATTGCAACCATTGACGATGAAAAACAAAATTTCTTGCTTGGACCAATGCGTGACACGGTGGAAAATAGAAAAATCAAGGTGTATTTGTTCAATAGAATCAGAGCATTGAAGGGCAAAAAAGTTTATACAAATAGAATCAATCACATTTCATTTGATAAATTGCTGGAATATGCGGACATTGTACCCGCAAATTATAAAAGAAAACAAAGCTATGCAAAAAAGAAATCACGCACATTGAAAAGCGTGCAAAAACAATTGGTGTATCTCATGGAAAATGACATGATTGAATCGTTTGAATGGAAACCCGAAGGCACGGACGGTTTTGACATTTTTGTGAAAAGAGATGGAAAGACACAATGAAGAAATACAAAGACATTCCACAGGAATTGAAAGACCTTGCACAATGGGTTGTTTGGGGAAAGGTTGCAAAGAACGCACCGAAGAAACAACCATACAATGCAAAAACAGACATGCCCGCAAAGGTAGACGCTTCCAGTACATGGGCAACATTTGAAGATTGTATGCAAGCAATAAAAAAATGCAAATACATTGGTGCTGGTTTTGTCTTCAATCATGGTTATATTGCAATTGACCTTGACAATGTAATTGACAGCAAAGGCAATGTGTTGACCGAAGCAAAAGAAATTATTGAAATGCTGGACAGTTACACCGAATACAGCCAAAGCAAAAAAGGCTTCCATATCATTGTAAAAGGGGACATGTTATTGAATAGAAACCGCAATGCATTTGATTTGGACGTTGCAAGGCTTCACAGATACACACGAAATGTTGACGGAAAAAAGAAAGAACCCGAAATTGAAATGTATACGGGTGGAAGATATTTTGCAATCACGGGAAATGTGTATCAAGACCGCAAAGAAATCAAACCGCACGTGTATCAAGTGCGAAAAGTTTATGAACGATACATTGAAAAGCTGGAACAAAAGACACAAGCATTGTTTGTTGATACAAAGAGCATTGAACCAATGACCACAAAACAGCAAACATTGCTGGAAATTATGCTGAAAGGTGAAAACGGGGGCAAAATCAAAGCATTGTGGGAAGGAAACACAAGCAATTACACATCACAAAGCGAAGCGGACATTGCATTGTGCAATTATCTTGCATTTTACACCGATAATGACCCGCAAATGATTTTTGAAATGATAAAGCATTCCGCATTGTTCCGTGACAAATGGTTGCGTGAAGATTATGCAAGCATGACCATTGGAAAAGCTGTTGCATTGTATTCCGACATTCCAACATTATCAAAATACATTCAAAGCATAGAAAGAAGGTAAATAAAATGAGTAAAAAAACAAATTCAAACAATCTAGACATTTATTCTTATGTTATCGTTGACGAATCAAATAACACGGTTAACAAGGTGGAAGTGAAAAAAGTATTTAAAGATTTTAGCAGCTGGGAAGAAATCGAAGATTTTTATAAGCATTTTGAAGACAAGAAAGACGATACATACTTGATTATGAAGCATGATGAAGACGGAAAAATAATTGATGTTGATGGTGTTTTATTCAGTTTTGAAAATGGGGACTTCTTTGTTGATGGGGCGGAGCATGACTTTCGTGTGATTGCTTCTGTAGCATTTGGAAAAGAGTTTAATATTTAGAAACAATAAAATATACCATGAAGAATACATGAAGCACATGCAAAATTGGCGTGTGCTTTTTTTATGCCTATTTTTACAATATGCCGTAAAACGCCATAGAATGCCCGTAGAACGGTTTTATTGTCTTTATGGGTAAATTGTACATTAAGACATTCAAAAGCCAATACAAGCCACGTGAGAGCGTCACAGGGGCATTTGTGATTTATATTGACACCAAACAACATGAAAATTGAACCATGATTGCAAAATGTTGTCATGAATAATCAAACAGTCATGCTGGAATGCCCGTGAACGTGTTTATTTGCCCCGTAGAGCCACGCAAACACATTTCATGAACAATTTACCGTCCAACACACAAAACACGCTCAAAATGGCTAAAAACGCCCAATATGGCAATACTGTTTTTTTTGCTTCAAAAGTCTGTATTTAGAAACCGGAAAAAAGTGATTACGCAACCATGTAAAAGTGATGAATGGAAAAATGCGAATTACCGCATAAACACGGGAAAAAATGCCGTTTTTGACTAGTCTACAGGTATTTATGGTTTTACGAAACTTAGACCACCAAAAAGCCGAAACCATGCCAAAGTGGGTATGAAACCATGCCAAAGTGGGTATGAAACCATGCCAAAGTGGGTATGATTTTTTCGCTTCAAAGTGCTGAAAACCACGATAAATACTGATTTTTTTGCACTTTTTGTTTTTTCCGTATATTTATATATATTTTATATTCTTTATATCCACAGAAAGGGAATACATATAGATACAAGAATAGACTATATAGAGAATAACAACAGGAAGACCAAAAACGAATGCAATTGAATGTTATGAAATAAAGCTGGAATGCTATTTTGTATTATTGTAAACATTAAAGCAATAAAGAAAAATATGATTGTTGAATGCATACAAAAGTGTTATAATTACTGTAAACAATAAAGCAATATTTTAATACAACAAAAAAGAATGAAAGAAAGCAAGGTGCATTGAATGGGTCTATTTGACAGATTAAGAAGAAAAGAAGTGACAAAGGGCAAAATTATCACAGACATTGCACCCTTCACAGCTTGGAACGGGAATGCATACACCAATGCATTATATAGACAAGGCATTGACGCAATTGCAAGGAATGCTGGAAAGCTGAAAGGAATGCATGTTGTGAAGTCAAACGGAAACACAAAGGACTTCACGGACAGCCGATTGAATAGAATGTTGCAAGTGCAACCGAATCCATACATGACCGCATATAACTTTTTGTATAAGTTGGTCACACATTATTACATTCACAACAATTCATTTGCATACATAGAACGTGACCGAAGCGGGAACATAATTGCTTTATATCCAATCACAGCAACGCAAGCAAATTTCATTGCTGATGAACAGGGAAATTTGTTTGTTGAATTCCGTTTCCGTAATGGAAAAACATTTGTGTTTGCATATCGTGATTTGATACACATTTCAAGATTTTTCAATAGTGATGAATTATTGGGTGACAGCAATGACGCTGTTGCACCAGCATTGACACTTGCACAAACAATGGACGAAGGCATTGTGAACGGAATCAAAAGCAATGCAAACATTCGTGGAATCTTAAAATACACACAAATCATGAATGAAGACAAATTGAAAGAGTCTTCAAAAAAGTTTGTGGAAGAATATTTGGACATTTCAAACAACGGTGGTGTTGTGGCAACTGACAGCAAAATGGAATATGTACCAATTGAAGCAAAACCACAAACAATTGACGCTGAACAGCTGAAAACGGTGCAAGGCAAGATTTATTCATATCTTGGAATCACAGAAAAAATTGTGACAAGTAGCTACACCGAAGACGAATGGTCAAGTTTTTATGAATCAGTTATTGAACCATTATCATTGCAATTGTCATTGGAATTTACAAGAAAGATTTTCAATGACCGTGAAAGGGCATTTGGAAATTCAATTGTGTTTGATAGTGGGCGTTTGGTTTATTCCAGCAACGCAACAAAATTGAACATAATCAAGGAACTTGCACCAATGGGATTGTTGACAATCAATCAATGCATGGAAATATTAAACCTTCCAGCCGTTGAAGACGGTGACAAACGCATTGTGTCATTAAATTACATTGACAAAGCTATTGCGAACGCATACCAGCTTGCAAACGCTGGTGCAACAGATACAGGAAATACAAATGAAGGACAAACGGCATAATTATTTTTATACATGTCCATTGTGCGGGTGCAACCTTGACCCATGTGAAAAGTGTGATTGCACCGAAAAAAGACACAATGAAGAAAACCAGCAAGAAAGGCGGTCACAGTATGAAAGAAATAAGGTCAAGTAATGTGCAAGCTGAATTAAATGAAACAGCTTTACACATAAAGGGAACGCCAATTGTTTTTGATGTTCCCACAACGATACATGACCCAAACGGGGACTATATCGAAATTATCAAAAAAGGTGCATTGGAAGGTGCGGACATGTCGGACAGTCGTTTGTTATACGACCATTCAACAAATCGTGTTCCACTTGCAAAAGTACCGAAAACAATGCAATTCACGGTCACAGACAAGGCATTGGAAATGACAGCGGAATTGCCAAACACCGAAGACGGGAAAAGCGTATATGAAGCAATAAAGCGTGGCGATTTGACGGGCATGTCATTCGCATTCACTATTCCCGAAGGTGGGGACAGTTATGACGCAAAGACCAACACAAGAACAATCACAAAAATTGCAAAGGTCTATGAAGTGTCAATTGTTCCGTTTCCAGCGTATGAAAGCACAAGTGTTTCGGTAGAATCACGAAATGCAATTGAAGCTGAAAAAAAGAGATACAGAGCAAAACAGAATCTAAAAATCATGTGCAACAAAATTTTAATGAAAGAAGGTAAATGAAAATGAACTTTAAAACAGTAGCGGAAGCATTTAATTTTTACAGAACAAAGAGCATTGCGGAAATGGAAAAGCGTGCAACAGAAATGAAAGCAATTATTGAAACAGACCCCGACATTGACATCACAGCAATGAACATTGAATTGACAGGATTAAACGAAGCAAAAGCAAACGCAACTGAAAATGCAACAGGTGAAACAGGTGAAGCAAGAAGCATGAATCCAATCACAGGTCTAAACATGGCAAATGATAGTGTTGAAGCTGTCAAGGGTGATGTGTATGCGTCAAAAGAATATAGAAGTGCATTTTTCAAGTCTTTACTTGGTAGAGAATTAAACGGTGCGGAAACACGTGCAATGAACCGTGCAATGGAAATTGAAAAGCGTGCGGACAATTACACAACGAGTTCAAACACAGCTGTTGTGCTTCCAACAGCAACATTGAATGAAGTTATTGCAAAGGCAAGAAAAGAAGGTGGATTGCTTGCACGTTGTAGAGCATTCGCAATGCCTTCCAATATTTCAATTCCCGTTGGTACACCTTCCAGCAAGGCAACTTGGAACACTGAAGGAAAAGACGCAGCAGCGGACGTTCCACAGATTGTTGAAGTTGCATTCAATGGGTATGAAATTATCAAAATTTTCTCACTAAGTGCAAAAATTAAAACCATGAGCATTGACGCATTTGAAGCATATCTTGTTGACGAATTAAACAATTGTGTTCTTGAATGCCTTGCGGACGGTATTGTAAATGGTACAGGCGTAGGACAGGGAAGCGGACTTGAAACAATTACTTGGACAGCTGGAACAAACCTTGTTGAAACAAATGCACTTGCATATGCTAATTTCCCAAGTGCAATGGCAATGCTTAAACGTGGATACCACAAGAAAGCAGTTTGGGCAATGAATAGTGCAACATTATACAACGGTGCATATAACATTGTTGATACAAACAAGCGTCCAATTTTCCTTGCTGATGTACAGAAAGAAAGCATTGGAAGCATTCTTGGACATGAAGTTGTTATTGATGACAACATTGCTGACGGTGTTATTTATTACGGCAATTTTGATTATATGGGATACAATCTTCCAGCTGGAATTGCTGTTGAATCTTCAACACAATCTTCATTCCGTAGTGGCAAGGTTGATTATAGAGGACTAGCAATTGCGGATTGCAAACCAATCGTGTCCGAAGCATTCGTGAAAATTGCGGTTAAAGCTGGATAATGTTGACGCTTGAAACCGCAAGGGAATGGCTGAGATTAGACAACACCGACAATGACCCAATCATTGAAGGATTGCTGACAGCGTCCGTTGAATACATAGAGTTGACAACGGGCGTTGTTGAAGCTGAACAAGTCGTAAGTCCCTTGTGTGAAACCGCACAAAAATTTCTGTTGTCTTTATGGTATGACCCAACGCAAGTGGACACGGAAAGAATGCAAAGAAGCGTTGACAGCTTATTGAAGACAATATCAATAAAAAAAATTTGAATGAAAAGGGGAGTGGTGCACAGTGGCGAAAGAATACGCAAAACGTTTCTATGCGTCAAAAGCATGGCGAGACACACAAAAAGCATATATGCAAAGCAAACACTATGTATGCGAGAGATGTGGAAAGCCAGCCGTCATTGTGCATCACAAAACCTACATTAATCCGACAAATATCAACAACCCAAACATAACGCTTTCATGGGACAATCTCGAAGCATTGTGTGCGACATGTCACCAACACGAGCATATGGAAAAACCTGTAACAGAAGCGGGATTGATATTTGACAATCAAGGCAATTTAGTAAAGCTATAACAATTAATTGCCTTAGCCGTGCACTATAGGTACTTGCGAAAGTGTTCATGCAAACCGAACTTTAATAGATTGCTTATGACTGGTGAGCAGTCTATGCGGTCCTTTCAGCCGTCGGTGAGTTCATAGGCAAGCATACACACGGACGCTTTACAGCAAAATTAAATTAATTCTTCTATTTCTTCCTTATATCTCCCAATCCGGTTTAGCTGGGTATTTATAGTGCACAGCTATGGCAATTAATACCGCCCCAACCCAAAAGGCAGGGCAGGCGGAAAGTAATCAAACGCCCCACATTAGAAAACCCCCGTGAAGGTTTTTGCATGAACGGTGGGTATACTTGTATACATGTTTACAATAAATATTGAAAGATTGAAAGGTGATAGCATGACAATTGACAAAGATAAAATTACAAAATCAGAAAAAAGAAAATTGAATCAAATTGTGAAGCTGGTACCCGACAACAAAAAGGCAATAGCTTCAAACATAGCTGATGAACTTGCATTCATGACAGCAACCCTTGCTGAACTGAAAGAAAATGTGAAAGAAAACGGAACAATTGAACACTTCCAGCAAGGAAAGCAAGATTTTTTCCGTGAATCACCAGCATTGAAAAGCTACAACACAACAATCAAACAGTATTCCGCATTATACAAACAGTTATGCGATTTACTACCAAAGGACACGCAACCAATTGAAAATGACCCGTTAATGGACTTTATAAACGACAATATGTAGCAATGAATTATGTTATTGAATATCAAAAGAAAATTGAAGCTGGTGAAATTGTAACAAGCACACGTGTCCGAAAGATTTATAAAAAATTAGTGCATGACATTGAACACCCGAATCAATATGTGTTTGATGAAAAGAAGGGAACAAAACCGATTGAATTCATTGAAAGGTTTTGCAAGCATAGCAAAGGCAAATGGGCAGGAAAACCCGTGAAGCTGGAATTGTTTCAAAAAGCATACATTCAAGCATTATTTGGTTTTGTAGATAAAGAAACAGGCTTGCGAAAATACAATGAATCTTTGTTCATGGTTGCCCGTAAAAATGGAAAATCAACAATGCTTGCTGGTATAGCGTTATACATGCTAATTGCTGACAATGAAGCTGGTGCGGAAGTATACAGTGCAAGCACCAAACTTGCACAAAGCAAGATAATTTTCAATGAATGCTTGAACATGGTGAAACAATCACCCGACTTGCGGAAGCATTTGAAGAAGCGCAAAACGGATTTATATTTCGCAGCTACCATGTCAAAGTTTGAACCATTAGGGGCAAAATATAACACCATGGACGGATTGAACGGTCATTGTATTGTCATTGATGAATTGCACGAATGTGACCGTGGTTTGTATGAAGTACTCAAGCAATCACAAAGTGCAAGGCAACAGCCGTTGTTGCTGATGATTAGCACGGCTGGAACGAAAAGGGAATCAATTTTTGATGACTTATACAAATACGCATGTGACATTGTTGACGGAATCATACATGATGAACGCTTTTTGCCAATAATATACGAACTTGACAGCAAAGAAGAATGGAAGAATCCGAACGCATGGACAAAAGCCAATCCAGCACTTGGAACAATCAAAAAATTGTCTGACATTCGTGAAAAGGTAGAAAGAGCAAAACAGAATCCAAAGGACTTGAACGGAATATTGTGCAAAGATTTTGACATACGGTCAACAACGTCAAGTGCGTGGCTAACATTCGACACGCTGAACAATGAAGACACATTCAACATTGATGATTTTGCGGGCGTGTATGCAATTGGCGGTGCTGATTTATCCCGCACAACTGATTTGACATGTGCAACATTGCTGATGATTGACAAAAACACAATGCAAAGGCATGTGACGCAAATGTATTGGCTTCCAGCTGACCGATTTGAAGAACGTGTGAAGGAAGAAAAAATCCCATATGACAAATGGCGTGAACGTGGTTTGTTGCGTTTGTGTGAAGGCAATACAATCAATTATAGTGATGTCACAGCATGGTTTGTTGAAATGGTCAAGGTGCATGGGATACAGATTGCATGGATAGGTTATGACAGCTGGTCTTCAACGTATTGGCGTGAGGAGTGCGAGAGTTATGGATTCAACATGGTGCGTGTCATTC